AAGAATAGACAAGTATATTTATGGGTGATAGTCAATATAAAAAATTCACAGATGAAGAATTGATAGAAGTTTATAATCAAGGGTTTAGTGATTCACTTATGTCAAAAAAATTGGGAGTATCGCAAACTGCCGTATGGACAAGAAGAACCAAGATGGGATTAATAGCTAATAATCCTAGAACGAATGGAGAGCCAAATCTAACAAAAAATAAACTTTTAACAAGATATAAAGAAAGTAATAAAAGAAAAAGTGATAAAAGAGATTGGAAGATAAAAAATAGACCGGGTTTCAAAGAAGAATATTGGGAAAAATGTTATAAGTGGAATAGAGAAAATCCAGAAAAAAGAAAAATAATAACAAAGAAAGGAAACGATGCATTTCGTTTAAAACATCCACATTATGACGAAAAATACAAGATATTCAATTGTATCAAATGTGGAAAAAGCATATTAAAGAAAAACTCCATGTGTTTGCCATGCAGTAATAATTCAAGAAAAAAATGGAATTACTGTATTGATTGCAATAAAGAAATTGCCCAGAGAAGTATAAGGTGCAAATCTTGTAATACTAAGTATCGGTGGAAAGTTTTTAGAAAAAACCTTTAATTTCTAGAATAATAGTTTATATTAAATGACAACAACGTTTATAAAATTATGAAGACTAAGAAATACAGTCAAATAGAACTTCATCAAGATTGCCCATCTTAACCTCACATTTATGGAAAGAAAATCAGCGTCGATATTTTCAAACTGCCCCTGGGAAATCGGCAGTGAATCAGTTCTGCAACCGTTAGGCAGACGTACGCCAGGACCGTACAACAAAGCCCAACAAATTCAAGCACCAAAAGGTGAAAATGCTGTGACTGTTTATGAGGAGACAAGAGACGGACTCCCAAAAGCATATATTCCAAACTTCTTCTATAAGGCACCGTTTGGTTATCCTAGATACAAAGACCTTAATTACTATAGACAATTAGCAGCGAGTATTTATGTTGATATGTGTGTGACGGCAATTATAGATGAGGTGTGTTCAGTTGAGTGGGAAATAGTCGCAGAGGATCGTGCCGGCAATGAAGTACCAGGCAAAGAAAGCGATGTCGAGCGTATTCAAGAGTTCTTCCATAATCCAAATACAAACAAAGAAAGTTGGGAGATGATTGTTCGAATGATGTTGCCAGATTTACTGGAACTTAACTCGGGAATCATTGTTAAGGTGTTTAATATGTTTGGCGAAATGGTAGAAATTTGCGCTAGAGACGGAATGGCCTTCACAAAGAATCCTGATCCTTATGGTTTTTATACAACCAGAGCAGACTTAATTTTAATGAAGAATATTTTAGGAGAAGGCGCAGAACAAACCCAACAGATGGACTATCCAGCCATTCAAATGGAAATGGATGCAGTCGAAGCCCAAGAAGAAGGCGCATATTTTCAATATGGATTCAACACAGGTGCCAGACCAATTCCGTTCGGAAGGCGAGAAATAGTGTGGTTAGAAAAGAAAGTACGAACAGACAATTTATACGGACGTTCATCTATGGAGGTTTTGGCAAAAACAGTTCAGACACTAATTTATGCAGTGGAGAGTCAATTGGAATATTTCAACGACAATTCAATCCCTCCAGGAGTCTTGGGATTAGAAGGGATGAATGCTGAGGATTTGAAGGCGTTTGGAACACAGTGGATTCAACAACAAAGGGTTCAAGATACGCTAGGCAACTGGAAGAGAGCAAACCACAAATTACCAATGGTCAACAAGATGCCAAAGTTCGAGAGAATAGGATTCACAAACCAAGAATTAGAATTAATCGAAAGTCAAAAATGGTGGAGCAAATTAGTCTGGGGAGCCTTTGGTATAACTGCAACAGAGTTGGGATTTACGGAGGACGCAAAGGGAAGCGCCAACCAAATAGTTCAAACTTCTGTTGCAAAGAAAAGAATCATTTATCCATTACTAAGACTAATCGAATACCACGTAAACACAGAAATCATCCCGGAGTTCGGAGTTGAGGGAATAAGATACAAATACAAGATTTTCGATATTGATGAGGAAACAAAGAAGTGGGGACTTTACAAATTACAAACCGACGCAGACCTAAAAACAGTCAATGAGATTAGAAATGCGGAAGGACTAGATGCACTTGAAGGCGGCGATGAAACAGGCTCAATGCGAAGCGACAGACAGCAAACAGCCGACCGAGATATTTTAACAGACAATCCACTACAAAGCGCATCAGACAAAATCAACAGAGATAGCCAAGACACTCGAGACAAAATGACAGGCAAACCAGCAAAGGGCGATAAACCAAAGGATATTAAGAAAGCCCAAACAACAGACTCCCCAACCGTACTCGTATCAAACGAAGAGACGGGCAACTCCGAAAAGAAGCTAAAGAAAAGAATTTTAGACCTACTAAGAAAGAACAAAACAAAGGTGTTCGAATTACTAGATGACCAAAACAAACCAGAAACACTATTGCAGATTAAAGGAATAGATGATATACCCGGCATTATCAAAAAGATATTCGAAATCTTCTCATTCAAAAAGATAGTCAATGAAGTTATCAGTATGGAGTTTAACTTTGGATGGGACAAATCAGAAAAACAAATCGGCCAGAATTTACCAGTAAACAACAAAGCCGTAGAGTTCCTCCAAGACCAAACATTCGAGAACATTAAGGAGATGACCGAAGAAGTAGCAAATGATTTGAGGGCCGAGTTATCTAGAGGAATAATCAACGGAGAAGGAATCACAAAACTAAAGAAACGAGTGACTAAAGTATTCAACGTAGGAAACAACCGAGCAAGCATGATTGCCAGAACAGAAACAAACCGAGCAGAAAACAACGGAAGGTTATTGGCAATGAAGTCAAGCGGTATGGATTACAAAAAGCAATGGTTAACACACGAGGACGACCGAACCTCAGAATTATGTAAGAGACTAGACGGCCAAACAATAGGATTAGACGACAACTTCAAAGATTCAAGTAGTGGTTGGGAAGGTCAATCTCCACCTAGTCATGTAAATTGTAGAAGTACGATGATATTCATCGAAGAAGAATAAAATGGGAAACACACCAAAAAGCCAAATAGCCAAAGACCTAGCAATAGGTAAAAAGGTTAAAGAAAAGCAAGCATGGGAAAACGCTGCTGTAAGAGACAATATGGGCAGAAAGGTAAATGTTACTAAATTCGATGTGGACAAACAAACAATAGTTCTAATGGGTGACGAGCACATAGGTTCAAAGTTCTACGATGAAAAGACTCACAGAAAGAATTTAGACTGGTGCTACGATAATAATATTCCAATTATCTTAATGGGAGACGAAATGGAAACTGCCACAAAAACAAGTGTGGGTGCAGGAGTCTACGAACAAAACGAGATAGTCCAAGAACAACTAGAAAAGTGTGTTGAATTATACAAACCCATGGCAGACGCAGGATTGATAATCGGAAACCACATCGGAAACCATGAAGCAAGAGTACACAATTCATCCGGGGTAAATCTATCCAAAATATTCGCACAGATGTTAAAAATTCCTTATTTGGGAGTTGGAGCCGCACACATATTAAGAGTAGGAAAACAAAGCTATACACTTTATACAACACACGGTTCTAGTGGAGCAAGACTACCTCATACCAAAATAGCAAACACAATCAAACTAGCAAACATGATTGACGTGGATGTTTATGCACAAGGACACTTACATCAATTAAGTCATCATACTCAGAATTACTACAAAGTTAACAAGAGCACAAAGAACATTGAAGAACATCAAAAGCATTACATTATTACTGGAAGTTATTTAGATCACTGGGGTGGTTACGCGCACATAATGAGTATGGAGCCAGCCAGAAAAGGTTCACCTAAGCTGAAGTTGTCTGGACTTGAAAAAAGAATCAGAGTAAGTTTATAATGAGAAAAAATCAAAATATAGAAGCTATGCTTTACAACGTTAAGAAAGCTGAAAAGACTCATCCAATTAAGATGATACCTATTTATAAGATATGGATGGATGGTGACCAAAGAATGTTTTTAAGAAATGCTTTTGATTATATTTGGTTTGATGATTTTGAAGTTGTAACAAAACCATTCGAAGTATCTGGAACTTATGCTCATTATATGGAAAGGATTGGAGAGTGGCAAAATGATAAATAGAAGAGAATTTTTATTGTGGTTGGGTATGTCTGGATTAACATTAACTCAAGGATTAGAATACTTAGAACAAAACAGCCAAAAAGACATAGAAGAAAAAATTTATAACATGCCAAAAGATATTCACATTGCTAATTACACAGCAGACTCAGTAGAAGGAAAACGAAAACAGGGTGGTGTTGGATTTTTTGTTAATGATTATTATATCACAACTGCTCATATCTGCCAATCATTAGAACAGATAAAAACAAAGACACCATTCGGAATGATGGATATTGAAATTGATATAACAAATAAAGAAATGAAGATTGGAGAAGTGCCGTTTGAAATAATGTATGAGAATTTTCATACAGATGTACTTATAGCAAAATCAAAAGGTAGAGTATATAAAAACCTTCCAGCAATACCAAATAGAAGTGATGTCAAATACGGAGATAAAATTTATATCGTTGGAAATCCAGCACTACAAGGAACTAACATAAGACACGGTTATGTTTCAGACTTAGACGGAATGACTGATAAACTCGGAGATAGAGAACATGTGTTTGGAGTTGACTTTAGTTTATTTGGTGGAGATTCTGGAAGCCCTGTATTAAACGATAAAGGTGAATTAATAGGAATAGGAAGATATGACGCAGCGAACAGATTTGGATATATTAATAAGATTGGGTTGTACTTAGATGAAATTGAACGATTAAAAGGAGTCGTTACAAAACCGATACATGAAAGAAAGTCTAGAAGAAATTAGTATTCACGAAGTCAATAGAATCGGAGGTAATTTGAATGAAGATTTAAAAATACTCCAGGAAAACCTAAAACCAAAAGACAAGGAGATAGTCAAATATGTTGGGTTATATGTCAGTATGATTAAATCTCATAACAAGTACGTCAAAGAAACAAACTCATATCTTCTTGACCACATAGTGAAATATTATAGGGACAAAAAAACCGGAGAACTATCATATACTAAAGATAAGAAACGAGTTGTAGGGTTCTAGTAGAAACTTTTAAAAAGGCGAATAGACTGTTATATTTATTCATACTCATGGGGCAGGAACAGACCCGTTTCCCCCATGTTCATACTCAAAGGCTACAGACTAAGAGAGCAGACGAGCGTTAAACCCTGAAGACATACCCCGAAGCTATAAACCGCTTCCGAGTCACTGTGGAGAAGGCAGGAGCTTGCAGGTTCGAATCCTGCCGTTTGCTTTGGTTCTACCAAGAGCGTTCGGATAGGTTGCCTATCTTGACACCGGGAAAGACTGGGAATGTGGGAAAGCCCTATCCTAGCTTTTGTGCGGGAGGCTCAAATATAGGGGTGTAAGCCTGAACCACATTTTATAATCATGAAAAGATAACAGCTGGAATAATATTAGGAATAGGAACACCATGTGTATTAATACTTTGGATGTGGATATGGGCCATATTATTATTAGAATAATCCTTCTAAATTTTTGAAAGTAGGTTTATAACATATTTTGATTTAAACAAATCATGAATCAAGAAGCAAGTTTCACATTTACAACTCCCTTGAACGTAAATATAGTTAATCTGAAGGGAGAAGAGCACCTATTTGTCGAGGGGGATATTTCTACAAACGACATAGACTTCGTAAATGACATAATGACTAAAGCCTGTCAGGAAAGCATGCAAACTCAGATATTAGATCGTAATATGAAATTAGATTTGGAGCACGAAGCGTTTAAAGGAGATTCACACGAAGAGAAAGAAATTAACAAGACCAAGATTCCAGCCGGAAAGATAATCGACGCTACCGTTAAAGATTTAGGAGAAGGAAGATACTCAACAAGTGTCAAGTGTGAAATAAACAGACACAATCCAAACTACAAATCAATCAAGGGAAACTTAGTGGAAAAATACCTAGATGCTTTCTCAGTTGCATTTTTACCAACCGACATATCCTACGAACAAAGAGAAGGCAAGGCTATTCGAATGTTGAACGATGTTATTTTATTGAACGTAGCAATGACAGGAAACCCATGCAACACCAAAGCCCAGATGGTAGAAATTTCAACAAAGTCAATGGACGCTCTAGAAGAATACAAGAAAAGAAAAGACTTAGACCCAAGCGTAGAAGGACAGCTAGAAGTCAAATCACATTCAACCGATAAAACGGAAGATATAACTAAATTACACACAAAAAATTCTAAGATGACAGACAAAGAAAACGAAGACGAATCTAACGACGAAAGTCAGAACGATTCTGAAGACGTTGAAGCAAAATCAGTTGAAATGCTAAAATCTATATCAAGTGAATTGAAGTCCATGAACGAAAAGTACGACGTTGTAGCAAAAGACAATGTAGCTATGAAGGAAGCTCAATCAGAAATGAAAAGCGAACTTGCAAAGATTACATTAGCTTTGAAAACACCAGTACATAAGTCCTTGAGCAACAATGAACCAGATAAAGATAAGAAAAAAGCAGAAGAAGCTGATTTAAAATCTGTTGATCCTTTAGAGCTTTGCTAAAATGGGAAAAGCATTCACAGGCAATATGGACGGACTGGACTTCCAGGACGCCTACTACCAATCGTTCGCTAATCTTAAGAGCAAAACCAAATATTGGGACCCAGTAAGTGGTTCAGACATGCGAGCTGACGCGAACATGAAAGCCACTGACACAACACAAGGTGGACCAGGAACTGCAGGATATGCAATGATTCCGGTTTATTTATCTCCTATGCTGATTGATCAGACTAGGAAGAGAACACCTTTGGTTGAGTTGATTCCTCGAGTTACGAACTTGGGAATGTATGCTGATTGGAACGAGATTACTGCAAAAGGGGCTGCTTTTACTGCGTACGAAGACGCGGCATTCGCAGAGACTAACGATACTATTGATCGTTACTCTACGCCAATAAAATTCCTTTATTCAGTTGGTCGAGTTACTGGTCCAGCACGAAGCGCACAGCCTGCGTTCGTATTGGAAGGTTTCCAGGGTACTGGTTCAGGGTTAGGTGGAAGTGCATTCGGAAACGTTGCATCCTCTAACGCTATGCAATTAAGAGTCTTAACTGCAGCAAGAGCATTAAAGGAATTGGAAGAAAGTTTAATCGTAAATGGTGACGCATCCACTGACGCAACTGAGTTCTCTGGTATCGTAAAGTTACAGGGAACAACAAATGTTAAAGATTTGGACGGCGCAGCATTGACATACGATGACATTGAAACAGCGGTACAATATTCATTCGATGATAGCGGAAACGTTAAAATCGCAATTGGGTCAAGTTCAGCTGTAAGAGACGTTCGAAAGATTATATTGGACACGTTCCGGTATTCTCCAAGTGACGTACCTTCAGGTGTTTTGCCATTCGGTGTTCCATCTGCGGTATTACTTCAAACTATGGTCGGACCAGTACCGTTGATCCCATCACAATATTTGAGCAACACTTCAGGTGCAAAACAGATTTACTTCCTTGATACAGATTACATCGAGATGCGTGTACTACAAGATACGACATACGAAGCAATGGGTAAAACCAACGATTCGGATAAGTTTTATTTGAAGCAGTACCAGTGTCTAGTGATGAAAAATCCGGCTTTCAACAGTTTTATCGACAACATATTGTAAATCAATAATTTATTTATTTTTTTTTAAATATTTCGTCATCTTACTGGCGACAAATTGTAAGGCGAATCGTCCACGATAAGGACAAAAACAACTAAATACAAAATGGAGGAAAAATAATGACAGCATTAGGAGAAGTAGGAACAGTTACACAGGAATCCCCAAACGCAGGAGTTAAGGTATTAATGTGGGAATTGGCAGCCACTGTAATAGGTGGAACTGACACAGTTCAAATCGACTTGAATGATTACGGAGCAACAAAACTATTATCTATTGACGTTTATGATCAGACTACAACAGGAAGCGTAGTTGTATCAGAAGCACCAACAACGGTAGTAAGTTCAGGAGTTTTAGTAGTTACACTTGGCGGTTCAAATACTGGAGCAAAGACCATCGTACTTCGTTGTAAATAGTTGTTATTTTATTAAATTAAAATGACAAGATTTGGAGAAATATCTGGAAAGATAAATCACAGCGGAGCTAACGGACTTACATCATCTTCACCAATGGTATTGGCAGGAACAAGTTCTGTGCCAATAACAACATCAGCTGCAAACATTAAATTCTTACAATATTATCTCGAAACAACTGCGACAAGCGGTGACAATCGAGCAATGTATTTAAGACTTTATTTAAGCGGAGCTGGAGCAGGTGGAGAAGCTGCACGAATATTCACGACAATAAACGATGTAGCATGTGGAACTGCTCATGGAGCACACATATCGTTAAACTTTGCTGATAGCGGAGAACTTAGCGGATTAGGAGTAGCAAGTAGAAATACATTGCATATTCCAGATGACGCTGGTTGGACAGGTGGAAACTTATCGCCTTTAATGGCAGAAATATATTCAGATGGAGCAGCAAGTGATCCAGACGGAGTAACTAATTTATCTTATATCCAAATTACAAATAGCGGAAACGCGAATGGAATTGCAGATGTAGATGATGACGTAAACTTATTGTCAATACAAGGACACACTGTAGCATCAGGAAATATGATAGTAGCCGATGATGACGAAACTAAATTTTCGCATAAAGCGAGAATCGTAGTAGGTTCAACACCATACTATATAATGCTTACTGCGTCATAATTTTTATCGTATGAAAACCAAATATAAATTAGCTCTAAGCGAAAGAATCAACTTAATGGAGATTCTTCCGGCAGAAGGGAATTTTGTAACATTGAGAGTTATCAGAGAATTAAAACTTAATCTCGGCGTAAAAGACGAGGAGTTCAAATTATTTGATATCAAACAAAATGATAAACAAATTACCTGGAACGAAAAGGGAAACCAAGAGATTGATTTTGAATTTGGGGAAGCTGCGGTAGATATTATAGTCAAGCAATTAATAGCGCTTGATAACAGTAAAAAACTTGGAGATAAGCATTTCAGCTTATATGAAAAGTTTGTACAAAACAAATAATATGGAAAAAAACACGAACAAAAAAGTCGAGGATGTCAAAGCACCAGAGAAATCTGTTGAAGTAGCACCCGAAGAAGTCAAGCCAGTTGAAGCAAAGAAACCAATCAAGGCAAACCCAGTTGAAGTAAAACCACAACGATTTAAGAATAATACCGGAAAGGGTATTAAGATTAAAGAAGTTGATGGAAGAAACATTAATTGGATGACAGTTAAGCCAGGCGATATTGTAACAATTCCAGAAAAAATTGCACTAGCAAACAACCTTACAAGAGTTGAATAAATATAATTTTATTTTTTATTTTTTATTATTTTTTCTTGTTTCAGGAAAACAAGAGGTCGAGGGACTTAAAACCAACTAAATGGAGAAACAAACATGTCAAAAATAACAAAGTACAAAATATCGGCAACAATAGCAGCAGGCGCGACTACAGCCTCAGCTTATAGCGTACCTATAAGAGGCAGAGTTATCGCTGTTGGAGTTGACTATCCTACACATACTTGTACTGTTGACCTAGATTCGGACGGAGAGGCATCTGACCAAAAAATCCTAGATCTAGCAGCAGCAAACACAGACGCGACTTATTATCCGAGAACACCAGTCTGCACATATACTGGAGCAGAGACAGTTCTATCGTATACAGCGTTAAAAGTGTATGAACCGTTTACGGTTTACGGAAGAGTTAAATTATCATTAGCATCTGGTACAGCCACAGAAACGGTATCAGTGTATTTGATGGTCGAGGAATAAAATGGAATTCACCAATAATGGTGGGCCAGTTAAGATTCGTATTGGGAAAGCAAACGATTGCTATTGGGCCACAATAAATACAGGGGAAAGTATAGAACTATCAAGAGAGTTAGGAATTTCTTATGGATTCTCCGTTAAAACTACTGAAGGACAAATAGGGAACCAGGTAGTAGAAACAAAACAGATTGAAGAAGTGCAATATACGCCTGACGATTTATTTTTTAAGGAATTATGTTCGATTAACGGAATCGGGAAAAAGACTGCGAAGGATATAGTCGAATGGGGAACCAAAGAAAAGCTGATTGAAGTAATTGCATTAGGGGGCAGTTTGCCGTTTAGGGATGATTATGAAAATTTATTGGTGAAAATATATGGCTAAGGAAAACGGAGGTTGCTCTTTTGGGAAGGTTTCTAGGAATATGATTGAGAATGTTTCTAATGATTTTAAAGAATTTAGGACAGAGATAAGAGGCGAATTTATTGATTTGAAGAGCACAAACACAAAACTCTATAATCATTTATCTAGCAGATTGCCAGCATGGGCGACAATTATATTGGTTTTCGGAGCAAGTTTATTGACAGGAGTAATCGTATGGGGGCTAAGTAGATAATGGGAACTTATGTAGATGTTGCAAGTGTTAGGCGAACGTGCGGAATCAAAGTCGCAGAGATTAATGATGTGGATGTTGAGGCCACAATAGCAGAAGTAGAAAAACAAGTCCCAAGAATGTTCAACACAGTATTCGTACCAACAGAAAGAATCGAGATAAATGATGGGGACGGAACGAATAGACATCTCCTGGAGAAGAATCCAGTATTGGCAGTTAGGGAAATTAAGATTGATGGGGAAACAGAGGATCCAGTGAACTTGGAAGTTTACAAAGAGTCAGGTTTTATTTTTTTAGGATCCGGAGCAACATCACCAACATTCGCAAATAAAAAGAATTCAGTAGTTGTGAAATATTTATATGGAAGCGTTATTCATTCAGATACAATCAGCACATCATCCTCTGAAGATGAGGTTGCCGGGACAGCTATCTCAGTGGCAGTTTCTAGCTCAACTGATTTCACAGAGGATGACTGGGTTGAAATTTTTGGAATGGATGGACACAGAGAAGTCGCGCAGGTATCGACAGTAGCAACCGGGATATTAACAATTGACCAATTCGTAGAAACACATGAAGCCGGAAGCACGATCGTGAAACTAGAGATAGACATCAACTTCACAAAGTTAATGAATATCGTTTGTGGTATTGCATTGGTTGCAAGAATTATTGGACAATCCTATAGTGATAACACAGGTTATACATTGGGAGAATTGCATATACAAAAGGGTGAACCTTACACACAATGGCGTGAAGCGGCTAATCAACTAATAAAGGAGAGAGACCAAATAATGTCTAGAATAAGCATTCGGCCTTATATTATTTGATAACAATATTTAAATATAATGGGAACTAAAAAGTAACATGGCAGGAATGGATATCGTTTTGAGAGATAAGAACGGAAAAATCAAACAAGACTTAAAAGTTTCAAGATCCAAGATTGCCGGAAGAATTGTTGAAATTGATTCCCTTAAGAAAAAAGAATTAAAAGAGTCCAAAAACAATGGATGAATCCCAAATCTCAAATAACAAAGAAAAAATTATGAATATTCTAAAAAGATTAAACAAAGTAGCAGGAAGAAAGCCAGGCACTCTGGAAAGGGTAGGATTAAGCGACACATGTGATGTTCAGGTATTTCATAATCAACTAAATCATGGGAGGTTAAATAAATGAAACAAAATTTAAAAAGTGAGGGAGCTCAGCTACAGGGATTTATTAAAATAGAGCATTTTGACAATGTTGGAAATTTGATGGAAACTGTAAATACTCCAAACGCATTGATGAATTTAGGGTTTAAAGAAGTAGCAGGATTGTTCAACACAGACCAAGCAGGATCTTATACAGCATTCGATTACATCGCAGTAGGTACAGGAACAACAACTGCAACGGCAACTGATACAACTTTGGAAACTGAAGAAACTGAAAATGGTTTGGCAAGAGCAGCCGGAACTGGTACATCAGTGACAGAAAATGTGACAGATGATACAGCACAATTCCTAAAGTCTTTTACAGTTACTGGATCAGTAGCAGTGACAGAATCAGCAGTTTTGAACGCATCAAGCGAAGGAACAATGTTGTGTAGACAGACATTCAGTGCGATCAATGTAGCAGATGGTGACACCTTACAAATTACTTGGAAAGTAACTGTTGCGTAATTAACCTAGAACAATGAAAATTGGAATATGTGTGCCTTTATACAACGTAGTTCCAGCAAGTTTCTTTGTTAATTTCATTAATCGTATTAGTGAATTTTATCAACAGGAAAGATACGATGTCCAGATTTATTTGCAGAACTCCACTATAGTTGACAAGGCACGAAACGAACTTGTAAGAATGGCCCTTAAAGATAATTGTGATTATATTTTATTTATCGACTCAGACACAATCATCCCAAGCGGAGCACTTGATACTTTATTGGCAATGGATGTGGATATTGCATCTGGCCTTTATTTTAGTAAGGGTAAACCCTACTTGCCAGTGGCAAGAATGAAAGAAGGAGATAAGCATTGTTTTCTAGAAGATTTTGAGTTTAATCAAATAATGGAAGTCCAGGGAGTCGGGATGGGATGTTGTTTAATCAAAACCAAAATATTTGAAGGGATGGAATTTCCTTATTTTAAATTAGAATGGAGAGAGAAGGACGGAATCAAATACCAAATCGCAGAGGATTTATATTTTTGTGATGAAGCCGTTGAGAAAGGGCATAAGATTTTTTTAAACACAGGAGTTGTCTGTGAGCATTTTGGCGCGGAGGTAGGACCTGCGCATTTTATGATGTACAAAGAACAATTAAAAATCGACAAAGACGATCGAGAAGAAATGATTGAGGATTTAGTTAAATTTGAAAAGGTACCCAGAGAAGAAGTTTTGAGACGATTTGTCAAGAGGTTCGAATTAAGAAAAGAAGAAATGGACAAGGTGGACTTCACAGACTCAGAACAAGTCCTGGAATATTACAAAAACAATAACTTTGAAATTTATGATCATTTAGAGTGGCATTTTAAGGGACGAAGAAATTATGATAAGAAATTGGTTGAGGGGATAAAACAACAATTCCCTGACAGAGGAACAGAGATACTAGACTTCGGAAGTGGAGCAGGTCAAGTGTCGTACATGTTAGCAAAAGAAAAATATATTGTTTCAGCTTGTGATTACAATAAAAAATCATTAGATTTTATTTCTCATAGATTTACAAAGAGGCGTCAAAAGATTAAAGTGATTCCGATGCCGATTCATAAGGATTTTAAAAATAAGTATGATATAATTTTATGCTTTGATGTTTTGGAACATATCCCAGACGACAAATTCGACGAAACAATTGCTTTGATAAAAAGTCTTTTGAAACCAGGGGGAAAAATTATGGCCACAGTTTCATTCGGAGCAGAAGATATCCATCCAGGCCACTTCAAAGGATCCGAAGAAAAGAATAAAAAAATTATGTCTTTAATGGAGGAATGATGGCGTTAATTGATGGTTTAATTAGTTACTATAAATTGGATGAGGCTAGTGGTTCAATTATAGATGCACACGGAAGCAACGACGGGACATACACCGGAGCTTTATATTCTCAAAGTGGAAAGATAGGAACTTCGATTGGTTTTGATGGAACCAATGATAATATAGATTTGAATTTTGGAAGTGGGACGACACTTTATTCTGGGTTTAGTGTTTCATTTTGGGCCAAACCAACAGATTATACATCAGATAAGTATGGAGCAATATGGGCATCAGCAACATCAGACCATAGATTTTATATTGGAAATTATTCATCTAAATGGGATTTTGGTATTGCTACGCATGGAATTGGAGAAGGAACTGGACAAGCAACAGCGAGTAATGAATGGACACATATAGTTGCTGTTATAAATGGGGCAAGTGCTATTTTATATGTTAATGGGGTTTCAACTGTGACGTGGAGTGATATAGACAGTGGATTCACTCTAGCACAAGATATTTTTATAGGTTCAACCACAGGATTATGGGACGGATTGATTGATGAAGTAGGAATCTGGAATAAAAGTTTGACTTCTGACGAGGTAACTTTATTAAGAAATGGTGGAGATGGTTTGGCTTATCCATTCACAGAAGATCCAGTACCTATTAAGATTTTTGATGTGAGGTTTGGATGATACGTAAAATTTGGCATTTCTTTTTCCCTCAGAATTCTTTTATTGATAAATTATGGGATAGGATGAGATTATGGTAACAGTTAAGGCTCTTGTTGTTGCCGGCGGAGGTGCAGGCGGAGGATGGGTAGGCGGAGGAGGAGGTGCAGGTGGTTTATTATATGATGCAATTCTTACAGTAACGCCACAAGCATATTCTATAACTGTTGGAGATGGTGGTGCTGCTGCTAATGATGATATTGGCGGAGATGGAGAAGATTCTGTGTTTAGTACAATCACAGCAACTGGTGGTGGAGGTGGTGGTGCTTACAATTCTTCTGCTTATATAGATGGTCAAGATGGTGGTTCTGGTGGTGGAGGATGTTACACCAAAGTCGGTGGTAGCGGAACCGTTGGACAGGGATATGATGGAGGAGACCCAAATGGGAATAATGGCGGTGGCGGTGGAGGTTCAAGTGAAGTCGGGGCTGTTGGTTCTGGAGCAGGCGGAGATGGTGGAGATGGGACAGCAAATTCTATAACCGGAAGTCCGGTAACTTATGGCGGAGGTGGCGGTGGAGGTGGTGACTCTACTGCTGGAGCAGGAGGAACCGGAGGCGGTGGTGCAGGTGGTATTGCAAACTCAAACGCAACTTCAGGTACAGCCAACACAGGTGGCGGTGGCGGAGGTGTTCGTACTAGTGGTTATACAGCTGGTAATGGTGGAAGTGGTGTTGTTATTATTTCCTATGTAACAGCGAACTTTGGAACTTGTACAGGTGGAACAAAGACGACAGACGGGGATAACACCGTTCATACATTTACGGAGGATGGAACGTTCACCGTAGTAGCTGGAGGAACAGAATATGATGAAACATATACGGAAGAATTTAATTTTAATGATTTAAAATCATTATCTTCAAATAGAAATATTCCTGAGAGTTTTAGTTTATCTTCAAATTTTAGTCGTAGGATTGATTTTGAAAGAGAATACTCTGATAGTTTTTCTTTATCCGGAGATATTTCAAAACAAGGAATAAAATCAATACTTGAAAATTTTAGTTTATCAGATTTGAAAGCAATTTCTATGAACAGAAACATCGATGAGAGCTTCAATTTGTCAGATCTAAAAACATTCTTGATTGACAAAAACATTCAAGAAACTTTCAATTTATCAGATTTGAAATCATTTCTGATTAACAAAAACATTCAAGAAACTTTAAACATTTCCGATGGAGACTTCGCAAATATCCTAAAAACATTTAGTGAATCATTTGGATTAAGTGCGGATTTATTCAGACAAATCCAAAAAGTTATAATTCTTTCAGAAACAACAAATTTGACAAATGAGCAACTTATCTCGTTAGTTTTTCTTTTTCCAGGAGAAAGCTTCAATTTATCAGATTTAGAAATATTTTCTATGAACAGAAACATCGATGATAGTTTAAGTTTGTCAGACTTGAAAACATCATCAATAAACAAATTAAATCAAGAAACTTTCAATTTATCAGATTTGAAATCATTTTTTATTGATCATAACATCCAAAATAGTTTTAACTTATCAGACGTAACAAATAAGGGAACTCAAACAGAAAAGTATGAAACTTTTAATTTATCAGATTTAAAAACGTTTTCCATGAACAGAAACATTAATGAAACATTTGATTTATCAGATTTGAAATCATTTTTGATGAATAAGAATATCGAGGAGAGTTTGAGTTTATCAGATGCAAAGTCTTTTTTAATTGATAAGAACATCACAGAAATATTGAACCTTTCCGATGGGGATTTTTCAAATATTATAAAAGTCCTTAACGAATCGATTGGAGTAAGTGCTGAAGTATTAAGACAATTGAGCATAAATAGGACCTTCTCGGAAACAACCACTTTGACAAATCAACAAACGATCACATGGGGTTTGAACTTCCCAGGAGAAGAAATCGGATTGACTGATTCAAAAACATTTCAAATAAACAAATCATTAACAGATGTTACAAATTTATTGGATGAGTATTCAAAGATTTGGACTTTGGAAAGAGAATACTCTGAAAGTTTGAGTTTATCAGATGAGGTTTTAAAATCGATGTTTAGAAGTTTATCTGAGAGTTTGAGTTTATTAGATGAATTGACAAAAACAGTGAGTTTGAATCGGGAATATTCTGAGACAATGAACATGACTGATGATGTGACAACAATCGCAACGTTACTGAAAACAATGATTGAGAGTTTTAATTTGGTGGAATATTATTCTAGAACGTGGGATGTTAGAAGAACTTTAAACGAAATCTTTTCAATCACAGATGGAGATTCGATAGCATTCACAAGAATTCTGAGTGAGGCGTTCGGTTTAACGGATGATGAAGTAAATACATTATTGAGAGAGCTAATTGAATCTTATAATTTTAGTGATGATTTGCAGGCAGACAAATGGATTTTAAAATTACTTACTGAATCAATAAGTACATCAGACGAGTATTCGAAAATTTGGGATTTGGCAAGAGAATATTCAGAAGAGATGAATTTGAACGCATCAGTAGTAAAAGCAACATCAAGAATCCTAATAGACACATTCGAACTAGGAGATAGCTTGACAAGATCGATAACAAAGATATTGAGTGAATCCCAAACAATGGGGGATGTCGTAACCAAGCAAACAATCAAATCACTATCCGATGTTTTGAATTTATCAGATGGAGATATCCACAAAATAATTAAGGAATTGGTTGAAGGTTTGAATTTAACAGACACAAAGAACTTTACAATCGGAAGGATCATATCTGAGATAACAAATTTGAGTGATGATCTAGAAGTTTTGAAGATAAGATTTTTAGAATTATTGGAGTCATTAAGTTTGGATGATGGCAGCACTTTTAATTTTATTAAGATGTTAACTGAGGATTTCAACTTTGATGATTTCTTCTTGAATATCGTGTTTAATAGTTTCAGAGTTGCATCGGCCAGAACGGACATACAAGCCATTATAACAGAAGAAGGAATAGAGGCAACACTTATCAGGCAAACTGAAACAAAAGACACCACTGGAGCTGTGACAGCCGTATCGGAGGCATCCTACGCGATATACATGTCTATTCAGGATATTTTAAGAGAAGATAGACAATTGAGAGATATGGGCTCTGCTTTTACAGGAGAAGCAAGGATTTTCTTATTCCACGAGTATCCGGACTCAATCACAGGAAATGGTGTTGTAAGCGCACAGGTGGGAGATGTTATAAAAGACGATGACGAAGAATATTGGAGGATTGAGACAATCAACGGAGAAAGAGAAATGGATGGATCAGAAATATTCAAGAGTGCAATAATTAAAAAGTTGGAGTTAGACCAATGAGCTACGAATCAATGAGAGAGGACTTCCATGGGATAATTAAGACACATGGGATGCAAGGAAGTCTAATTAAAGAAACAGAAAACATCGGAAGCATGGGTGACACAAAATCAATCGCACAATCCGGTTATACGATATTTTTTGTTATGCAAGATATCACAAAGAAGGACCGTCAGATTCATGAGATGGGTTTGGCAATCACCGGGAACGTGAAAGGATTTTTTTATAATGAGTATCCAGAATCAATCACAGGGCATGGAGATATGATAGTTCAAGCAGGAGATATGATTCTGGATAAGAATAATTTTTGGTGGAGGATAGAACAAATTGTCGGTGGGAGAAAAGCAAAATCAAAAGAAATCTTCCGGACAGCAGTATTGAAAAAGATAGGACTAACCCAATGAAAATAAATTTTAATATCCAAAGCAAGATAGACAAGGGATTGACGATTGACCAGTTAAGAAAGGTTTTATTTAAATCGATGTTGAAGATGCAAGAATTGGCGATCATTAATTGTCCTGTCGATAAGGGAAGATTGTGGAATGGAATCAAGATAAACCCAACAACCATGGGATTTAATAATTATTTACTTTATGATGATGTAGAATATGCGCCAGATGTTGAGTTCGGAACAAGTCCTCATATCATAAGACCAAATGCGAAGAAGGCCTTAAAATTCAAATCTGATGGAAAAACAATCTTTTCTAAAAAGGTAATGCACCCAGGAACAAGAGCTCAGCCATTTTTTAGGCCGGCGCTTGACCAAGTGAAAGGAATTTGGGTTGATAGATATTTTAATCAAGTTATGAAGAAAGGCAAGTAGATTTAAATAATTAATAAGGTTTGAATTATCATATTATCCACTCGGATGATTTGCCAAGAGGCATTAAACAACCAAAGATGGTATTCATAAGTCCCAAAAATGTAATAGTAGATTTTCTTAGAAGGAGATTGACAGATCCCCGGAGTAGAGCAGAAACTTCACAAACAGAAGAGTTCGATGGAGGAAGCACAGATTTTCAATTGACGCCAACAGCTGGAACGATGTCCTGTATTGTTTCTGTGACGGTTGATGGAACTGCACAAGTAAAATATGAAGATTATTGGATTGACTGGCAAAACCAAAAGGTTATTTTTTATTCAAACACTGCGGCCGGAACAAACAACGTGGATATTACCTATAAGCGAGGAACTACAAATTGGATTTATCCGGACAAGGCAAAAGTCTCCCTAAGCAAAACATCATTCCCAAGAATGAACGTGTTAGTGGTTGGAGGATCCGGAGGAAGAATGGGACAATACAATTCAGACATCGAAAGCGCGATCCATTTCCAAATAGACATCTGGACAAAAGAAAATCAACCTCAAACAATTGATGGAGTAAAATACGAAGGAGATAAGCTTGCGGAATATTTGGCACATCAATTGATGGCGGCTTTTAGATCATACGAAAACGACTTGCACCCAGAATTATACAATTACACTCCAGTAGGGATTCCGAGAGACATGGGATTCAGCACAGAATTGGAATGTTTTCATTCGATAGTTGAAGTAGAACTAAAAGGCATTAACGTGTCGGAGAGCAATTAAATCATGGAGGTTAAAAAATAATGACAGAATATATGATTGGTAAGAGAGAGCAAATCGCAATGTGCGAAGAAGATACATGGGCAACTTTAGGAACAAGTACGATGGTAGATGATGGTTATATCGTTGGTAAAAATACGAAGATAACTCCAGACTTTTCAAAGAATTGGCAAGAGATATTGACTGCAGGTGCAGATTCAAGAGATATGGATTCGATGGAAAAGGGACCAGAAACTTATAAATTTTCTTTAGAGTTTGTACCAACAAATTGGAAGTTTTTGAGATATTGTGCTCATGGAACTGTGTCGAACACAAGCACAGCGCCAACAGTGCATACTTTCACAGCAACAGACGTTGTAAAATCTTTCACATTAGAATGGGCAAAACGAGGAAGTACAGACCATGTAATAACTTTGACAGGATGTGTTATAACAAATTTGACAATGAACTTCGCGGCCGGAACAGGTCCGACTGAAGGATTCGTAACAGTGACAGCTGAATGTATTGCAAAATCGGCAGTAGCCGGAACAAGCACAACATCAATATCAGCAGAAGTAGCTGACGGATTCCAATTCAGAATGGCTAAGTTAACTTATGCAGGAAGTGAAATCACAGAAGTTAATTCAGGAGAATTGACGATTGACAATGGAATCGATGAAGAAGATTCGAGATATTGTAATTCAACACTGGCACAATCGATTGGAGAACCAATTCCAAAAGTAAGAAGATACACTTGCAGATTTAACATAAATCAAAAAGATGATACTTACTTTGACGATTTTGAAGATGAGGTAGTTGTACCCGGTACAAACAGCTTGGCTTTAATTCGAGGAACTGGACCAGCAGATGACGTAACGTTCACGTTTACAGATTTATACTTACAACAGGCAACGAGTCCAACAAACTTGGACGGGATAACAAACGTTGATGTGGTAGGAACAATTAAATCAGTTGCGATCGTTGCGAACGATGCACTCACAGATTACTAAACCAGGAGGTAAAACATGGAATTTGAAGAAGATTTTGTAAACGAGGAAGTCGTTGAGTTTGAAATAGAAAAACGAAAGTTCAAATATAAGCCAACAACTGCAGGCAATGAAAATGCTTGGGTTAATGAATATATTGAGATTGTAGACGGGAAACCAGTTCAAAATCTTGCGAAGTTGAATGAATGCAAGATTAGGAATTTAGTTGATGTCCCATACAACCAAGAAATGATTCAGAAGGTTATTGGAATCAATAAAGAATGGAAAAATTTGAGCAATGAAGAAAAGTGGAAACTATTGTCAAAACTTAAACCGGGAACTTTTGATAAAATAATTATCAAGATAAACGGTATAGACAACCCGTCAAGTGAAGTAAAAAAAAACTAATTTTTAAGATTCACACAGCAAGTAAACAGGGATTCTCGATTGAGGGAAGAGCTGAAATCTTGATGTGGCTTAAACATAAGTTTTGGGAAAAGGGTATCGGGCCAGAAGAATTCAAGAAATGCCAGATGAGGGATATCCAGGATATAGTTGACCTTGACGAAGCAATCAAAAGCAAAAGAATCCGAGAAGGAGAGATTGAGGATACAATCGCAAAAATGAAAAAATAAAATGGTAGAAATTGGAAATTTACAAATTGGAGGATCCATTCAAACTGCAGAGATTGAACGGGGAATCAAAAGAATAGATACTGGACTTAAAGACATTTCTAATTCTGGGAAATCGGTAGGATCTGATTTTGAGAGGATTGCAGCACAAGGAAAAAGAATGACAACAATATTCGGGACTTTGGCAGTTGCAGGAACCGCGGCATTAACAGCATGGGTAAAAGATACGCCGGCAGTTGCAGGTTCAATGGCGAGAATCAATCTATCATTATTAAAATTAAAGATGAGTGCAGGAGAAGCATTGGCGCCAGTTTTCGATGCGGCTGCAGATGGTTTAAACAAATTATCTAATTGGGCAAATGAACACCCTGACATATTTGCAGGAATTACAAAGAGTGTGGTTGGAGTAGGAATAGCAACAGTTGCGATAAAAGTTGGTGGTTGGATTTATAGTGCATGGTCTGGATTTTTTGGATTGTTTAAAGGAATGGCCACATGGGGAGGATGGTCAACAATCGGAACAGCTGTAAAGAATGTATCAACAAAAATTGGAGGGTTTTTCTCTTCGGCTATTTCATGGTTTACAAAGATACCAGGAGCATTAAAATCATTTTTATTTGGAGGTGGAGCAGTTAGTGCAGGAGTTACCGGAGGACTTGCAACTGGAGCATCGGCAGGAGGAATGATGTTGGGCCCTTTAATCAACACCTATGTCAAGGATGAAAATGGGCAAGGATTCCTAGACCGACAAATGCAAGAATATTATAATAGTGATTATTACAAAAACCAACAATTCCAGGAACAGATGAAAATGTATTCAAGAAATGGAGGAGAGCTCGAAGCTCAATATTTTTTATAATGGTAATGAAAATCGAAAACTACTCAGGAACAGCTGACAAGTTTGACTTCCCAAATAACCCAAACACGTTCGATGATGAGATAGTCCCAAATTATACTGTGACAAATGTCGATTACCAAAGGTTTCATTATTTTGTAAGTGGTGGGGGAATTGGTCCAAAGATGATCGTATTAACAGGACACTTTTTTGGAACAAGTAAAAACACAAACTATCTGGCATTAAGCAAACATTTCTCGGAATCCGAAAAGTTAAAAAAATTATACTGGGAAAGTGATAAGTTTTATTTGGGTGTAGGAAATCAAATCAAGAAAACACATTCAGGAGGAAAAACAAATTTTATTGATTATGTTGCCAACTTTCAAACAGTGATAGGAATCTTATTCTCAGACACTCAACAAACCTATACTCAAGGAGAAGCACATAAAACAAATGGCGGAAATGTGACAACTTTCATCGAAGAAATTTCAGGAACAGTAACCTCTGGAGCAAGTGATGTTGTGGTAAGTGATGGATTAGGAAACGAAGTAACAATTCCCGCATCTGCTTTGACAACTGCAGATGATATCATTATTAAATTTATAAATATGACAGACTCGGGAGATGGAATCTTCGTGACAGAATACAACTACACAACAATCGAAGGAACCCAAACGAGTGCAGTTCAAACAACTGATGGAATGGGATTATTGCAATTGGCGGCAGGATTATCAACATCAACAATGACAGTCTCGAATTTAGATGCAGCTTATACAATTAAATTCAGAAACGGTTATTCAGCATGAGCCAGTATATTATAAAGGTAGAAAACACAAGCGGACTAGCCGGAACAGTTATTCCAGACAGTGCGTTCTCTTATGTAGACAATTTGAATGAATTGAATGAAGGCCAGTTAAGAATCACAGGTACAGGCCAAACAAAAAGAGGATTATTTGAGATAGGTTCGAAAGTTTATTTTTATAGGAATGGTAGTTTGGAATTTGTTGGATTAATCAATTCACTTTCTTATTTAAACGCCGGAGGAATCTCTGCAGACTTGAAAGGTTTTGAGGTTTGGCTAGGAAAAGAAAACGGAGCATACGCAGATAGCCCATGGACATCAGAAGCAAGTGCTACAATTGCGGCGGCCATAATCGGAGAGAGTTCATATCTTAGTGCCGGAACAATAGAAGCCGGAGCAAGCATTGACTTAAAATTGGAATCATCATCGAGTCTTTATAATGGACTTTCAAATTTAATAAGAAGTACAGCACAAGACATCGGAATCGATTATACAAATTTGGAAGTGGATATTTTAGATCACAAAGGAAGTTCAACAAGCGTGACAACATTAAACGATCGGTTACAGATTACAGATCTAACAGTCAGAAAATCGTATCCAATAGCAAATGACGTGAGAGTTTTTGGGAAAGGGGATGGAGATAACCAAATAAAATCAACAGGCGCGTACGGGCAAGACGCAACTTCCAAAGCAACCTATGGAACAATCCAAAAAGATTATACTGATCCTTCAATTATTACACAGGACCAAGCAAATAACATGGCTGACAAATTAGTGGCCAAGTGGAAGGATCCTGTGAGTGTTTATCAATTTGATGTTATCAACCCAAACTTAAATGTGGTTTCTGGGGATGTTGTGACTTTGAACGCTCAGACAAAAGGCCTATCAAACGAAGAAGTAAGAATCGTAGGACTAGAAAGAGGAGTCAGGGGAAGTGAAGAATTTTTGACATTGCAGGTAACAAACAAAGAATACTCACAAAAAGAAAGAAGCATGGAGAAATATCTTGCAGAATTACAAAAAGGAACCAACGACACTTCAACATATATGCAGGGAACAACAAACATTTTAACTTTTAGTGAGATGATTAATGCAAACAATTCAGCGCCATTGAGAGTCAAAGCATATTTTTCAGCTAGTGATATCACAGACGAAGCAGGGAATTTGAGAGTCAATTCTTTTAAATTAGATTATGATGTGGACCCATTCAGATCAGGAGTAGGAAGTGCAAGCGAAACAGATGTTGCGCCAACAGTTAGTGGAATATCAGGAAACGATGCACCTGGAGGAGATGTTGATTCACATAAACATGATGCAAGTGATTCCGGACATGACCATAATAATGCAACACAAACATCTTCTGCAAATTATATTGGAGAAAGTGAAGGAACAGATACTGGTTCAAGTGTATCCTGTAGTTCTGGAACGTGGACAACGGTAGCAAGTGAATATGTCGGAACTGCGACAAATACAAGTGTAGATTTTTATGTTAGAGGAGATTCTGGAGGAGCAGAGGACATATCTATTAGAATAAGAAACTCTGGATTTGCTCATTATGTAGATGCAGATTGTCAATTTGGGATATATGTTGATGGATTTAGAGATGACTCATTCATACAGATTCAAGATATTAAGGGAGGGCCTTGTAGTTCTGATACAATCAGTCTGGAAGTTTATCCGCATACTGGAGCAATAGATGTAGATGCATATATTGGAATTTGGGAAAAAGCACATACTCATTCAATCTCATCATGGGATGTAAGCGATGAAAATGCTGCAGTTTCAGATGACAATAAATCTCCTGGATTAGATGTTGATTCACATGGACACGATTATGGAAGTTATAGTGCATCAAGTCACAATCATAGTGTTTCAATTGGAGATGGAATCTCTGATGCCGGAAGTGTTAATGCAACGAGTGTAAACATTTATGTAGATTTTTGGAATGGAACTGCTTGGATAAACAAA